ACCGGCTCGCCGTGGCCAAGCCCGTCTACGCCGCGCAAGTGGCGATCTACCAAGCCTATCTCGAACTGCACGAGCACCCGGCGATTTTCACGGCGCTCAACGCCGACACGATGGAGATCTACACGGAGCTCGTGCCCTTTGACGCAGCCCTGGCCCAGCGCATGTCGGATCGGGCGGTGAAGGTCATCACGGCGACCGAGTCGGGAGAACTCCTGCCGCGCGCCTTCAACGACCCGACCCACTTCGAATGCCGGATGTGCGTGTGGCAAGACCGCTGCTGGAGGACGCAAGCATGACCGAAAACAAGCACAGCGAAGCTTCGCGAACCGAAGGCAAGAAGGCGCGAAGCGACTGGCACAACAACACTCCGGCGAATGCCATCGAACCGATGATCGATGCCAAGCAGGCGGCGGCTGCGTTGCGCCTGCCGTACTACTGGTTCGCCGACCACGCGATGCGCACCAAGTACCGGATTCCGCACTACCTGATGGGTGGTCTGGTGCGCTATCGCTTGTCCGAACTTTCCGCATGGGCTGCGCGCAGCGCCGCTGTCCAGGGCCGTGATGCTCAGGATGCGGAAGCACCTGTCGAGGGAGCCGAATGATCGACTTCAACGACACAACCCAAACTGCGGAGCACATCCGAGAGTCAGAGCGCGACGAGATTCGCGCCGAATTGATCGCACGCCTGGAATCGGTACTGACCACGATGTTCCCGGCAGGCAAAAAGCGCCGGGGCAAGTTCCTGATCGGCGACGTGCTGGGCAGTCCCGGCGACAGCCTCGAGGTGGTGCTCGAAGGCGAGAAGGCAGGACTCTGGACGGATCGCGCCACGGGCGATGGCGGCGACATCTTCGCCTTGATCGCCGCCTATCTCGGGGCCAACGTCCACTCCGACTTCCCCCGGGTGCTCGATGAGGCTGCCGATCTGCTCGGTCGCTCGCGGTCGGTGCCGGTGCGCCGCGCCAAGAAGGAAGCCCCGGTCGACGACCTTGGTCCAGCCACGGCCAAGTGGGACTACTTCGACGTCACGGGCAAGCTGATCGCGGTCGTGTACCGCTACGACCCACCCGGTCGCAAGAAGGAATTCCGCCCCTGGGATGCCAAGCGGCGCAAGATGGCCCCGCCCGACCCCCGCCCGCTGTACAACCAGCCGGGTCTGGCCGCTGCCAACCAGGTCGTGCTGGTCGAGGGCGAGAAGTGCGCGCAGGCCTTGATCGCCATTGGCGTGGTGGCGACCACGGCGATGCACGGTGCGAACGCGCCGGTCGACAAGACCGACTGGTCGCCGCTGGCGGGCAAATCGGTGCTGATCTGGCCCGACCGCGATGCGCCGGGCTGGGACTACGCCAACCGCGCGTCGCAAGCGATCTTGCAGGCGGGCGCGACCACGGTCGCCATCCTGGTACCGCCTGATGACAAGCCGGATGGCTGGGACGCGGCCGACGCCATCCCCGAGGGCTTCGACGTCGGCGGCTTCCTCGCCGTCGGCGAGCGGATGCCGGTGATGCGCTCGGTCGAGGAAACGCCCCCGCCAGACTTGCTCACTGACGTGGACTGGACGACCGAGGACGGTCTGTCCTCGGCCTTCACTCGCCGCTACGGCGAGGACTGGCGCTACTGCGCGCTGTGGGGAAAGTGGCTGGTCTGGACGGGCGTGCGCTGGAATCCGGATCAGGTGCTCTACGTCTTGCACTTGGCGCGCGGCATCTGCCGGATGGCGTCGCTCAAGGCGGACAGCCCTCGGCTCAAGGGCAAGCTGGCCAGCTCGGCCACGATTTCCTCGGTCGAAAAGATCGCACGATCCGATCCCAAGCACGCGTCCACCGCCGAGGAGTGGGACGCCGACGTCTGGGCGCTCAACACACCAGGCGGTGTGGTTGATCTACGCACGGGCCGCATGCGACCGCACCGGCGCGATGATCGGATGACCAAGGTAACCACGGCCACACCGCAGGGCGACAGTCCGACGTGGCGTGCGTTCCTGGCCGACGTCACCGGTGGCGACGCTGAACTGATTGCCTACCTGCAGTTGATGGTCGGCTACTGCCTGACCGGAGTGACCAACGAGCACGCGCTGTTCTTCCTGTATGGCACGGGCGCGAACGGCAAGTCGGTGTTCGTCAACGTGCTGACCACCATCCTGGGCGACTACGCGGCCAACGCGCCGATGGACACGTTCATGGAGGCACGCACCGACCGGCATCCGACCGATCTGGCGGGCCTGCGCGGAGCTCGCTTCGTCTCAAGCATCGAAACCGAGCAAGGGCGGCGCTGGAACGAATCCAAGGTCAAGGCCATCACCGGTGGCGACAAGGTTTCCGCGCGCTTCATGCGCCAGGACTTCTTCGAATACGTTCCGCAGTTCAAGTTGGTGATCGCGGGAAACCACAAGCCATCAATCCGCAACGTGGATGAGGCGATGAAGCGGCGGCTGCACCTGATCCCGTTCACGGTGACCATCCCGCCCGACAAGCGCGACGGCAAGCTGACCGAGAAGCTGCTCAAGGAACGCGACGGGATTCTCGCTTGGGCGGTCGAGGGTTGTAGCCTTTGGCAGCGCCAAGGGCTCAAGCCGCCGGCCAGCGTGGTGTCGGCGACCGAGGAGTATTTCGAGGCCGAGGACGCGCTCGGGCAGTGGATCGAAGAGCGCTGTCTGCTGGCCAAGACCCTGCGCGAAGGCGTCTCCGAACTGTTCGCCGACTGGCGCGAGTGGGCCGAACGTGCGGGCGAGTACGTGGGCTCGGTCAAGCGCTTCTCCGAGCTGATGGTGGCCCGCAAGTTCGAGAAGTGTCGGCTGACTGGCGGCGCTCGCGGCCTCGCGGGCATCGCCCTCAGGCCCAAGCCGTATAGCCATGCGTACCCCTATCGCGATGACTGAGCGATCCGGGCGAGNNCCACCCCGAATAAACAGACATCTGGAGCAATCGACGATGAACACGACGATCCTGGCCCTCGATCTGGGCACACACACCGGGTGGGCTCTGCAGCACCTGGACGGCAGCATCACCAGCGGCACCGAGCACTTCAAGCCGCAGCGATTCGAGGGCGGCGGCATGCGCTTTCTTCGCTTCAAGCGCTGGCTCAACGAATTGCTCTCGACCAGCAGCCACATCGATGCGGTGTTCTTCGAGGAAGTGCGTCGCCATGCGGGCGTCGATGCCGCGCATGCCTACGGCGGCTTCATGGGGCATCTGACCGCGTGGTGTGAGCATCACAACATCCCGTATCAGGGCGTTCCGGTCGGCACGATCAAGAAGCACGCAACCGGCAAGGGCAACGCGGGCAAGGACGAAATGATCTCGTCCGTCCGCGAGCGTGGTCACGCCCCGACCGACGACAACGAAGCCGACGCGCTGGCCCTGCTGCACTGGGCCATCGAAACGCAGGAGGTGTGACGTGAAGGTTCCGACACCGCAATACCGCTGCCCGCTTGGGCGATTCCAGCCTGATGTCCAGGATGTGGACGCCATCAAGCAACGCGGCTGGCGCGACCAGCACATTCTGGTCGTCTCGCCCGACGATGAACGGCTCGACTGGATGGAGCGCGAATTGGTGCGCCAGATCGGCGAGCGCCTCTACGGCACAGGAGGACGACGCCATGGCTGACCGTCACACGGCTTGGACGATTGAGGACGTGGCCGCCCGCTTCGAGGAAGCCGTCAGTACCGGACGACGCCTGCCACCCGTGCGTGTGCAGGGCTATTTCAACTGCTGGCCTGCCATCGTGCGCCGGGAGTGGGAAACATTCTCTGCCGACGAGAAGGTCTATCGGCCCTTCCCACCCACACCCGACGCCATCGACCGGATGCTGGAGACGATGCAGTGGGTGCAGTGGCTGGAGGTCGAGCAGCGCCACCTGGTGTGGATGCGGGCCAAGCGCTACGGCTGGCGCGACATCACGATCCGCTTCGCCTGCGACCGCACCACCGCGTGGCGGCGCTGGCAGAAGGCGTTGCAGACGGTGGCTGATCAGCTCAACGCAGGAATGTCACGCTGCGCGCACAGTGAACACGCTACGCGCAGCGTGTATTGATAATCCGCCTCCAAAAACGTAGGCAATTTAGGGTAATGCTTGCCGCGTTTGTCCTCACTTTGCCCTGTTTGTCCGTTTTGAGGCTCTGCAGGACTGCAACAAAACAGTCCGGTCGGGGGTAGTATTTCCGCTATCTTCTGGACAGCGGTGACGGCAAGCGAAGCGACCAAGGCAAAACGGGTCCTTCCTGGCCAAACTCCCATGCGGGGGGCGCGAGCGCGGCGCTTGTTTAGCGTCAGGGTGCGAACCAAGGTTCGCACGGTTCGCAGTTCGCACCCCGAAAGTATCGCACTAACCCCAAAACCCGCCCACGGCTTCGTCGGCGGGTTTTCTATTTTCAGGACATCATCTTTGAACACGCTCAACGTCGAGTACCGCAAGGTCGAGACGCTGATTCCCTACGCCCGCAATCCGCGCACGCACACCGAGGCGCAAATCGCCAAGATCGCGGCCAGTATCGTCGAGTACGGCTGGAC